CTCCGAGGGCAGACTTTACCGCCTCGGCAGCCTTTCTGCCGTTTGAGTTCAGGCAGAAAACTCTTGTACCGCCTGTGTATTTGCCGTTAAAAGCGTTGGTGTGGATTGGCATATGAATGTCCGCACCGAACCTGTCAGATTCGGGACATCTTGTCTGCATAAGCGTTCCCGACTTTGCAACCATTACTTCAAAGCCACAGCGTTTGAGTGCCTTTGCGGTTGCGGCGGCGATTTTGTCACACTGAGCCATTTCGTTTGTACCGCCCGTTGCATAGGTGTTGCCGTTCTGATTTGACGGACTGAGATAGATTTTCTTTGCTGACATAATTATTCCTCGCTTTCGTTTTTGTTGTACTTATACGCTGATAAGCCGAGCAATGCACCAAGGCAGGTGTCAATGGCTGTAATAGTGCCGACAACCTGCTCACCGTACGGCAAGCCCCAAATACCTGCTACGGCGAAATAAAGCGTGCCGATTGCAGGCAGTACGATGAGTGCGATGTATTTAAGTACATCATAGATTTTGTTTGTCATTTTCATTGTTATCATCCTTTCGTTAATTTAAATCATCGGCAGAGTGTGCCGACTGATTGAGGTACTTATCAATCTTATTAATAGCCTCGGTCACTCGACCGTTGCAACCCTGCTGTTTTAAGCCGTCAAGACAAGCACGTAGAGCGTACATAGTCAAGGTCTGTTCGTTTTTGATTTTCTTGATTTCGGTGTTCTGCTTTTTGTTATTTTCGATAAACTTAAAAATGCCGAAAATCAGACCGCTGATAACGGTTAATGCCGATATGATTTCAGCAAGCAATAAAATGTCAATCTGCATTGTTTTCGCTCTCACTTTCTTTCGGTCCGTCAGCTGTCAGAGCGTCGCCCCATACAGCCATTACGGCATTGTAATATTCATCAGACAAGACTTTTCTTATCTGTTCTCTGCCTGATTCGTCATTCATGTAGGCATTGCGGATGTTTCCGCCGACCTGCATTTCTTCACCGTTAAAGGTCAAAAACTGCTGTCTGAGTACCGACACGCTGTCCTTTGTGAGCATATCGAGTGTGATTTTTTCTTTAAGTTCCATAATTTTTACCTCCGTTATTTAATTTTGTACGAACAAATCACATTAATTTGCTCGCCGTCTGCGAATGTATATGCGGTCTTATCCTGAGTCGAAAACTGTAGCCAAGTGTTATTTTTCGGAATGGCAAATTTAAAGAGCTTGCCAAGGTTTGAAATACCGACACAAAAAACATTGTCCTCGGAAATACATTTGTACGGCAAATCAATCATTGGACACGTGCTATTGCCGCCAAGAGATACTGCGTTCATTTTGACCGTTGCACTGACAATTACAACATCACCAATCGTCTTATATGCACAGCTTGCACTTTTGATTTTATCGGCAACGGTTGAATATGGCGTAAGCGTTGATGTACCGCTTTCTATGTTTGAACTGTCATATTTACCGTCAAGTGAGGCTTGGGTTGTCTTTTCAAATGCCAAAATTTCGTCTGCAACCTCTGGGACGCCCTCTGCAACTTCATTCGGTAAGTAGATTGATTCTTTTTCAGTAATCATAATTTTAGAAACTTTGAAAGTAGCACCACTACTATAAATACCAAACCTAAGCGTTATAAACGACGTATTATCTCTTGTGACAAATGTCCCTTTACCATTATTTATTTTTACAGCAGTTCCATCGGTAGCGATTCCATTAAGAAAAATTATAGTATTGCAACTATTTTTGGTTGCAATATAATATACCCAATATTTAGTATTCGGTTTTACACTTATTTTCATTGTTTTAGCGTAAGGTAACATCCAACTATTCGTATAAGTGTCTTTTTCTGTAGAGGTAATGGTAATTGATTTTTCATCAAAATTCAATTCATCAAGTGTACCGTGATAAACTGGTGAACTTAATTTTTGCAATTCCTTCGCCCAAGCATCGAAATCAAAAATATTCGAGCTGTTAACAAGGTCAGCTTTGTTGCCGAGCAGATTATCAGTTTCTGTTTTAGAATAGACAGAATTTGCATTGGCTTTGTCACCAAGAAGCTCGTTCGTCTCTTCTGATGAGTAGAGTTCATTTGCCTTGTAATAATAAGCGTCAAGATATTTGATACTCGGATAATTAGTACTGCTGTCTGTGATGTCCGTTTTGGAACTCACTTTGTTTGAATCATCCTCTTTCCCTTTAAGAGCATTGGCTACATCTGTTGCATTTGCCTTGCCTGTAAGAGATGTTTCTGCCGTCTGCATTCGTGCCGACAGCTGACTGACCGTGCTTTTTTCGGCTTTGTTTGTTACAGCGGAATCAATCCCGTTAAGCCTTGCGTTGAGGTTATCATAATCACCTCGTGCCGTGGCAACCTCTCTACAGATTTCAGCGGCTGTGCCAACGCTGTCTTTACTGATCATGCTCTTATCAAGAAGACTTGGAGTCACTTTAACTTTTAAAGCAAGCGGTGTATTCAACACCTGAGTTTCGCCGTTTGCGATTTTGATTTCAATCGCTAAAAAGCCTGACATAGACTTGAAATTTTCGAGCGGAACGGTAATAACATCCGCTGCGCTGTTTATCGTGCAAGCAACTGAATCCGAAATTAAATATCCGTCAATCGCAAAAGTCGCTGTCGCTGTGCAACCTGTAAATGTAAGCTTATTTCCGCTTGCCGTTAATGTTACATCAAGATAGCGAGCCGCTTTATCATTTACATTTGCAATCGCAACAACATTTGGCGCATTTCGATTATTGACATCAACCGTAATTGATTTGTGCTCTAAACTAATCGCCATTATTTTTTAAACCTCCTTTGAATTTTTAATAAATCAGACATCGACATTTCTAAATCGCCGATTGTGATTTCTTTATATTTGTGTGATACGCTGTCGTAGACAGTTTTTGAAATTCTTCGGCTGAAATTCGTGCCGTCCGGCATCACTATCGTCACTTCGTCGTAGAGTTTGATTGCATTCATTTTTGTAAGCTCGTTTTCGAGGGTAACTTTTATGCTCAGCGATTCCGCTGTTTGTTCAGTCGAATAATTGTAGTCAGCAACCGCATTTCGCAAGGCATCTCTGACTTCTTCGTAGTTTTCGCCTGTGCTCTTATTTAAAGTGAATTTTTTGATTTTGCTTGAACAATCATACAAATATGTGTTTTTTATGCTCCTTTTTAAACCTGTTTCATACGGTTCAAAGCTTGACACGACCACTTCATCTTTATCCGTAGTGCTACACCTCGCATACGGCATGACATGGGTGTAGTAGCTTCCAATTTCGGCGGTCTGCTTGTAGTCTGACACATTCGCTCCGAAAGCTATGCGATAACCGCTTTTCGTTCCCGCTACACTGCTTTTATCGAAATAGACATCAAAATTATTGAAATATAGAAAACCGTCAAACTGGCGAATTAGTCCTTCGTCGTCATTTTTAAAAATTTCTTCAAATTTTTCGCCCTGTGAATATCCTAAAGAAATTCTTTTTTTAGCGGTAATTGACGAAGTAAAATTAAACCACTTGTATGGAGCTTCAGTGAACCACATATGTAAGGGCTTATCGCTCTGGCTATAATCTCGCATAAAGTGGTCGATAAGCTCTTTCGGTGTGCCGTACATTGATCCGTCTGTCGCACGAGGAATCGTGCCATTTTGGAAAAACATTCTTGACACATGTTCGCCCGAAATGGTCAAATCACCGTTTTTGTCAACTTCAATCTTGGTCACATAAAAAAGCTGTGGTTCAGACACATTGTTCACTTTCGCTTTTATGTAAGAAGTTATTTTTATTTTTGAAGCAAGCTTATCTGTGCTTTTAATCTTTGCACTAAAGCTATAAGTGCCGTTTTCTTCCATTGTGGTCAAAAACTCGGTGCATTCATTCAAGAATCCAACGCCGTTTGATTCCAACAAGGCGGTTGGATTCTTATAATAATCCGCTGTTTCGTATAAAATCGGTTGCATTTCTCATAGCCTCCTCCAGTTCGGTTTTATTTCAACATCAGTAAAAGCGTTTGCGTTCTTTCCTGAAATTTTAATCTTGTTCCACCCCGGTTTAAGTTTCGGAAATTCTGTGCAGATGATGCAGTTATTTGCTAATGTTTTACCGTCATCAAAAGAGGCGGTCTGTTCTTCTGAATTGAGTTCTATGTAATCCTTATCCGAGGATGTCTTTACCGTCAGAGTTTGACCGTCATTAACGGTCAGTATCAGCGGCGTTATTTTTGCCCCTGAATTAATGATTTTAATAAAAGGTTCAGCGGCATAGCTTTCAGGGTTGAAAAGCTCAATTTCAGCAGCTTGAGTTGAAGTTGATTTTACTTTTATTGTTTCCTGTCCCAAATCGCTATACCAAAAAGGATGACGGCTGAAATTTATTGTTGTTGACAAACAAAGAGGGGCAACCTCTTCAATCGTTTCAACCCCTGTGCAAATCGCTTTTGTAAAATAGCCGGGGTTATATGAATCCCTAAAGATTTTATACGCGCCGTCCCAAACGGTAAGCCATTCAGCAAACGCTCTTACAAGCTCTGCATTGCTTTCATTCGGTACAATGTACGGGTAGCTGTTGACTTCAAACTGCATTTCAACATTGTCAAAAACACCGTTGTCAGAAATCACTCCGCCGTTTTTGCCGTAGACAGGGGTAAAATCGAAATTACGCTTTGCAATTTGATATTTAGGAGGTGTAGCTATAAAAAAGCCCAATGTTCGTAAATCAGTACCATTGTAAACAAAACTGTGCCTCATTTTCAGCCTCCCAACCTTGACGCTTCGCCGTCAAGGGTTTCAACAATTGCAGCGGAAACACGACGGTTAAAATCATCAACATCCATGTCATTATTAATTACCACATCCCCAGCAAACTTAATTTCAATCGTAGGTGAATTTGTGACAGTTTTTGACATTTGACCGTTTACCGTCGCATTTTGGCTTTGTGCGCGAATGCTTGCAAATTTGCCGTTAATCGCTCCAATCGGATCCCCCTCAACCGCTGACAGGGCTCTCGAAGTTAAAGACCTTACTGTTTTTTGCGTTTCGGCAATTTCATCCTCAATGCCAAGACGATAACCCTCACCGAAGTAAGCTCCAAGTTTTCTTGTCTTTTTTGATGGCGAATGTGAATCCTGTGCATTTGCAAGAGTAATAAGACCTGTCTCTGCGAGTTGTCTTGCCTGCCTATTCATTTCCGCGTGAAGACTTCCTGTAGGTCCGCCCTCACTCAAGCCTTTAATATAACCCTGAGTAAAATCCTTACCTTTTTGATAACCTTTGTTATAACTTTCCGAAAGACTGTTTTCTGCTTTGCCAAGAACCTTTTTGCCTGATTTATCAACTTTGTCAAGGGCATCTTCGTTTTTCATACCATCACTTACGCCCTCTGTGCCGTTTTTACCGGCAGTTTCGCCGTTGCCTTCAAGTTTGTTGAGTTCCTCTGTCGCCTTATTGACAAGCTCGTGTGCGTTATCAACCATTTTTTGAGTAACACCCGGCTGATTTTCGTCCATTGCGGTTTTCAAAAGTTCGTAGTTTGCGGTAAAGTTTGCAAGCTGGTTTTCGAGGCTTTCTCTTGAACCTGTTTCGGCATCAATAAAACCGTTTTTGATTTTCTGCTGTTGTGCGTTGATTTCGTCAGCTTTACCCGTGGCGATTGCGGCAACCGTGCCGTACATATCGGTGTACTTAGCAAGTTCGATTTCTGCTCTTTCCTGCAATTCTTCGGCTTCTTCAACTTGGTCTTTTGTAACACCTTCAACACCGTCTTTGTATGCCGTCCGTAGATTCTCGGCATTTGTCTTAAAATCATTGACCTGCTGTTCGAGAGTATCTTTAGTGCCTGTTGTGTATGTAACTATACTGTTAGCAACATCTGACATTGCGGCTCTAATCTCTTCGGTGTTGCCTTTAGCATTTGCCGCTGTGAGGTTTTCGACGTTTTGGATCGTGGTGTTATAATTAACGAGTTTTCTTTGATACTCGTTATATTTGCTTTCAACTTCTTTAAGAGTTTTTTCTTTCTCTTTGAGGTTATCTTTAGCTTTTTGACTTTCAGCACCGTATGCCGCGCCAAATGATGATAAAGCACGCTCGTTTTTAGCTGTATTCTGCTTATTTTGTGCGTCTTTAAGGTATTTTTGATAATCGGTTTGCGAGATTTTTCCATTCTCAAATGCCCACCCCGCAATTTTGATTATTTTTTTGTTTCTGTCAAGTCCTTCTGTATTATATTTTTGTGCGGTTTCCGCTGCACTGTCGCGCTCTTCTTGTGCTTTTTTCTTTTTGGCATAAGCATTTATTGCGTCAGTTTTCGCTCCTGCAAGACCTGATACAGCAGTCTGATAAGCATCTTCTGTAGCTGATAACATAGCAAGGGCTTTCTTTGATTCAAGTGCATCATCAATTGAGCCTTTAAGGTCTTTATAGGACTGAATAACATTGCCGTTCCAAGTGATTTCATCACCTGTAACTTTGCTCAGCTCATTTGTGATAAATTTTGCCCTGTCTTCATAGCCTTTTTTTACTTCGCCGTTCTTGTCAACAATGCCTTGTAATTCGATCCACAAATTGTCATAATATTGAAATTCACTTTCAACCTCTGACGCCGCATCTTTCTTGCTCTGCACATACTCATCATTGGCATCTTTCAGCTCTTTGATTTCTTCCTGAGCCTGTTCATGCGCTTCGTTGAGCTTGTCCTGTGATTCTTTGGCTTCATCGTTCGCACTTGTGATTGACCACAAGGAACCTACAAGCGTAGCCGCTAAGCCTACGATGATTCCGATTGCGTTTGATTTCTGCGCAAGGTTAAGACCTTCCTGTGAAATTTTGGCAGTCTCTGTAGCAATTCTGAGGCTCTTGTATGCGCCTATTAGGCTCTGCACGCCGCTTACAACAGCGGTTGTTTTTTTGCCTACCCAAATGCCACCTACAAGAGAGCCGACAACTTTTAATGTAGGGATAATATCGTCAGTATGGTTTTCAACAAATTTACAAAGTTTCTTAACCTCAGGAAACAATGATTTTCCTATCGGGTTAATAATGTCAGTCTGTACGGTTCTACCAAGACTTTCCCAATCAGCTTCAACATCGTCATATTTGATGTCTTTGATTTTTTTCATCGTGTTTTTGGTCTTGTCAGCAGAGCCATTAACCTTCATCAAAGCTTTTACGCCGTCAACACCCAGATCTTCCCACATTGTGCCAAACAAGTCAACGCCTGCTTGATTTTGCTTGACTTTATCATCCATCTCAAAAAGAGCGTTTAAGACTTCCGATGTTGCCGATTTTGCACTATCACCGCCTTTTGCAAATCTTTTCTGCAAGTCCTCAATACTACATTTTGCACCCTTGCCCGCTGATTCAAGGCTTGACAACTTTTCTTTTGCGGTTTTTAAAGCTTCGGAATACTCTGCGATTTTGTCGGCATTTTTTTGCTTTGTCAATTCGCTTGTTGAATCGTTAAAGCCTTTTTGTTCTTCTTTTGCGTAATAAAGGTTTTTTTCGAGTTTTGCGACTTCATCTTTTGCTTTTTGAATGTCCTCAGCCGAGGCTTTTGCGCCGTAGCCAAGGAGGGCAAATCCCTCTTGTACAGTTGACGATGTATCCTTTGAATCGATTCCAAACTGTTTCATCGCATCGCCGAGCTTATCAACACTGAAAGTGCCTGCTTTAGAACCATTATCAAGCGAATTGAAAAATTCATTTGCATCATAGCCGAGTTGCTTGTAATGTACAGAGTATTCATTGATTGTGTCGAGCAAATCGCCGTTTTTGTTAAGTCCGTTTTGAGTACCTTGCACGATAAGGTTAAACGCCTCTTCGCTCGTTACTCCAAACTGTGCCATCAGCATATTGACCGCTCTTAGGGTTTCGACAAAATCATAATCATAAATATCTCTTAAAGTAAAGAGATTTTCGGTCATATCTTTAAGCTTGCTTGGATTGGTCTCGTTCGTTGTCTGCTTAATTAAAGCAAGGACATTTGCAACTTCTTCCTGAGATTCGCCGAAATTTCCTTTGTAAACTTCTTCAAGAACATCTTTGTACTTTGTCATCTCCTCGGCGGTCAAGCCTGCTTGTGCCTGCAAAGAGTTTAGCGCCTTTTGTTCGCCGTTTGCGCTTACAATTGCGCCTGTAACAGCTCCGCCAATTGCCGTTGCTGTAGCAGTAGCTTCTTTTAAGGCATCACCAACAGCGGATCTAAGTTCATCGGCTGATGATTTAACACCGTCCATTTCCTTTTTGATTTTTGACAAATCGGTGTTGTTGGACTTCGTTTCAAGCCCCTTAAAACTATCGCCTGCTTTATCAACGCTTGTTTCAGTTTTTGACATTTCAGTCCGTGCTGATTCAAGATTTATCTCGTTTGCCTTTTCTTCGGTTTCTGCAAGCTGTTTCTTAAAAGTTTCGAGTTTGCTTTTTGCTTTTTCAACCTCACGCTGATAAGCTCTGTACTGTTCGGTTGAGATTTCGCCGTTTTTTGCCTGTTCTTCAACCTGATCCTGTACATCAAGTAACTTTTTAAGGGCAGACTGACTCTTATCAATCTGCTCTTTCAATACTTCTTGTTTTTGAGCGAGCAGAACGGTGTTTTCAGGGTCAAATTTTAACTGCTTATTAATCGCAGTCAGTTCTCTCTGCAAGCTCGCCGATGAGGACTGTACAGCTTTTAAGGACTTCTGTAAGTCCATTGTGTCACCGGCAATTTTGACGGTAATACCCTTAATTGTAGATGCCATATCTATCCTCCAACTTCTTGTATCTGTTCATAAACTCGCTGTACTGCTCTTCCGAGATTTCCTTGTTTTCAAATCTTTCTGTAACGAAAGGCAACACAGATTTCATTTTCAGATATTTTTCTTCATCCTCATGGATGTTCTTATTGTTTCGTAATGCGAAATAGGTTTCGACATAATCTAAGACAAAACCTATTGTAAATTTCTGTAGATCAGCGACAGTCAGACCGCACCTGACGGCATAGGATAAGACTTCCTTTGCCGTCAGGAAAGTTTTAAATCCGTTTAAGTTGCTGTCGCTGTCGCTGTCACTTTTGGGCTGTCGCTTTTAAGGCTGTCAACAATGAGATTGATGATTGTGTCTGTCGCCGAAATAGCGTCCTTAATGCTGATTTCTTTCGCCCAAGTCTTAAAGTTGGGAATTGTATCGTCTGCCGTCTTTGCCGCTGCCCATAAAAGCTTTACAGCAGAGCCAAATTTAACATCATTGAGATTCTTGACAAGGACACGGTCGGCATCACGCAAAAAGCTGTGTCCTTTGAATGTGTCCTCGTAGATGAGCATTGTATATGCTGTAACCTCAACCTCAACATTTTTATCGTTAATAACAACTGTGTCTTTCATTAGCTCTTAGCCGCCTTTGTAGTGTCTGATGAGGCCTGATCTGTAGGAACTGCCGATTTTGCAGCCTTTACAGCCTTTACAGTAGGAGTTACAACGCTTTCGGGCAGAGTATCTGCATATGATGTGTAGCGCACAAAGTCATTGTCAGGGCGTGGTTTTGACGTGATTGTAAATGTTGGGAACTGTGGATCAAAGTTACCCTCTGATGTCTTGTCGTTCCTGCTCGCTCTTGCAGCTGTACAGTCAAAATATGTGTCAATCTCGTAGAGCTTGTCACCTTTGTATGTTTCCTTGGCAGCAAGAAGAGCGAATCTCGGCATTACTTTGATACCGCCCTTTTCGATGATACCGCCCTCAGTTGCTTCATCATTGCCAAACCAATCTTTTTCGATGTCGTCGACTGCTGAAATAAGCTCAAGACTGATTGTGTAGCCGCCATTTGCACTCGCTACAATAATAGGCAAGCCGTCAGAGTAGATTGTATTTGAATCGCCAATAGGCTCTGCACCGATACTTCTGCCGCCTGCTTCATCAGACTTAAACCACACGGGGTTACCGTATGTGATTTCGCCTGTGCTGCTTTCTGTAAGTACGGCATAACCAACTTTTCTAATAGTTTTGTTCATAAAATAAACACTCCTTATGTTTTAAATTCTTTTTATGCTGCTCAAATCACCGCCGCCCATAGCTTCCGATGATTTAATGAGCTTTTTTATTCCGGCTTCAAATTCGCCGTGAATTTTCTCTGTAGCCGGAGCAATATGCACCTTCGGTTGTACCGTTCCGCCTTTTTGGCCCCTCTTTTTACGAGTTTTTTCGAGGAGGTGTGTAAGCCGGTACTCAGGTTTAGCGGCATAAACCGTTTTTTCATAAAACCTAAATGTTTCGTTTGTGATTTTAACTCTAAACGATTTGCGATATTTTTTTCTTCTGCCTACAGGTGCATTCTTTTTGATTTCGTTTTTAAGTTCTTCGGCTTTTTCATCGACCAATAGTCGGACACCCATTTGCACATCAGCCGAATAGGTTGACAGCTCTTTCGATAGGGTATCGCCAAGGCGGTCGATACCGACTTTTTTGTAATCACTCATCAAAAGTCACGCCCAAATTGTAATAGCTTACACAAAGTTTATTGGTTGTGTCCCATGCTCGATTTGGTTTTTTCCAACCGAAGCCGTTTTCGTTGAGCCACTCCTCAAACTTCGTTTCGCTTGTGTGGTCATCTTTCGCTGTGTAGAGTTCTATGATGATTTTTGCAGTTTTCCAAAGGCATTTACCGTCTGCGTAAATGCCTTCTTCCTCGTCTTTAAAGTAAACAAGATAGGGAGCAGGGGTTGACTTGTTGTAATCTGCCTCCACACACTTAAAACCACAAGACTTTATGAGTTCAACAAATTCATCGTAGTTTTTAAAAAACATCTGCACCACCCTCATACAGTCCCCTCTGTGACAGGCTCACAATCGAGCAAGGGGGATTTTTGCTTTTATCGTGCTGTATCTGTTCGATTTTAAACCTTGTGCCGCTGATAACAACCGCCATGTCTGTTCGCAAGTTTTCGTCCTTGTGAATATGTATGACCTTTGACAGTTCAATATCGTTCTGCTTTGCTCCGTAAAACCGAGTTACTCCAATTTTTTCGTTGCCGAAACGATACTTTTTCAAACTGTCGGTGATGATGTCATCGTTTTCATCCGTTTCATAGATTTTTGCAACACCGTCATTAAAGGTTAAAAAATCTATGTTATTCTTCAAAATCATAGCTTTTCACCTCATATTCCTGCCTTAATTTCAGAATTTCGCTTTCAAAATTATGGTCGAACATTTCAACAGCGTTCGAGTAAGCATAACGGCAGTAATCAAACAGTAAACTTCTTGCCCTTGTTGCTCGCTCAAAATCCTCATCAGTAAGTAGAGGGTTATAATCGCGGAGGTGCTGTTTTCCATTGGCTATAATCAGTTCAATTTTCGACTTTGTGCTTTCATCTGTTTCAATGTGCTCACGGTCAAAATCGAGCATATTAACTACATCGCTTATAATTCCCATTGTTCAACACCTCCGTGATAAATTAAGCTGTTGCTGCCTGATTAAGAGTTACTTTAATTTCAGCAGGATTGAGCGCCGAAATATCAAGCTTAACAAAATCATTCGTATGAAGCGAAAAGCCTGTTGCGTAAGCCTTAACAAGATAAACTCTGTTGTCTTCGAGAAACTGATACTGGTCAGAGTAATCAAGCTTACCTTCCTTACCTGTTGAGAGGCAGGCTTTATATCTTGAAAGCTGGCCGATAACGGCAGCGCCTTCCGTAACCATTTCTGATGGGTAAACATTAGTCGGGAACGGGAAAAGGTTGTTCTTGTACGAGCCGTCTGTGGCAAGCACAGTTGTTGCAGGGATAATCTTTGTGAGATAATCAACAGGATTTACGATAAGGTCAACCGATGTAATGTTGTTTGTCTTTCCGCCCTTGCCCTTCGCAAGCTTGGCAACAACATTCATATACGACTTAATGTCAAGGCTTGTGAGCTTTGTTGCTGTTTTTTCGGTATATGCACCTACCTTTACAGCACCCTCGGGGTCTTTAAGCATACCAATCGGCTTGCCATTGCCGTCACCGTTGATAAAGCCATCTTCAAGAGCATAAGCAAGTGCATCGGCGAGGATTCTGCGGACATATGCGTCGATGTATATAGCGCCAAGGTCGAGTATATCCTTCGGAACAGGGATGAAGGCACTTACCTTTGATGTTGAGAAATCCTTTTCCTGGATTGTGCCGGCAAGCTCCTGTGTGATTTTTGAGCTTAAAGCGCCCCAAGAGGCGAGCTGTTTTGTGTCTGTAGCAAAGATTGCCTTAACAGAGCCGTATGTGTTCTCAATTCCGATTGCATCGAGGAGCGGATGATTGCTGGTAATATCCTCAAGCACTGTATCAAGGATTGTCTGCGGAATTGTAACATCAAGACCTGTGAGAGCCTGCTTAACATCGGCAGATTTTGCCGCTGTGACAAAATTGTTATAAAACTTCTGCTCTGCGCTTGTAAGCTGTCTGAATCCTCTCTTGGCAAGGATTGTGTTATCGGCAGTTTCGCCAATTTCCTGTGCGACCTCAATGATTGACTGCTGAATACTATCAGCATAGGCGTTGAGAGCCTCGGTCATTTTTGCTTCATCTTTGGAATCAATGGCAGTTTTCAAGTTCTGCGCAAACTTTGCTTTTGCGTTTTTAATCGCATCAAGATTCTTCATTTTTTAAATCTCCTTTATAAATAATTTTTGTTTTTGAAGTATTCTTCAATAAAGCCAAAGCTATCCTTTTCTTCGGGATTTTTCGGCTTGGGCTCAGGTGGTATCTGCGGTTCAGGCTTTGCACCAAGCATTTTTGCAAGTTCTGCCGCTGCCTGTTTTGCTTTTGGATTCTTCTTTTGCTGTGCATCGTTAACAATTTCTTTTGATTCCGTTAAATCGACAGGATCAACGATTTCATCACACAAACCGAGGTCAAAAGCCTCTTGTGCGGTCAGAAATGTTTCAGCATCGAGCAACGGTTCGAGGCTTTCTCTCGTGAGCTTATCGCCTGCGTGTACAAGGTAAGAGTTTGTGCTTGCTTCGCTGATTTTGTCAAGCTGGGTTGCAAATTCTCTGTGTTCCTTCGCATTGCCGTAACAACCGCCGATTGCATGATGGATCATCATTGTTGTGTTTGACGGCATTACAATCTTGTCAGCCGCCATTGCAACAACAGATGCGATTGAACAAGCCATACCGTCAATGTATGCAGTAACCGGCACACTCTGCCGTTTGAGCAGGTTGTAAATAGTTACACCTTCATCAACAAATCCGCCCACGGAATTGATGTAGATTTCAATGTCTTCAATTTCGCCTGCTTTTTCAATCGCCTTGCGAATATATTCGGCGCTTGTCTTGGATTCTACGAGGTCGCCCAAAATGTTCAAGTAGCTCGGCTCAATTTCACCATAAAGATAGATTTGCAAGACACTCTGATTGTCTGCAATTTGCTTGATGTTGTAATTTCTACTTTTCATTTATTCACCACCTTTCAATGTGCTTTCTGCTGTTTGATAATTTTTCGTAATATAATATTCATTCGCCCATTTTTCGGGGCAAGGGAGCATATTGCAATATTTTTGAGCTTTCGCAGGAGTTAAAACACCGCTTGCGATTGACTTATCAAGGTTGTTCGCCTGACTTACGGCATCAATATGCCTTACCGCTGTTGTGTCGATTAAAAGATAATTGCCTTTATTAAATTCAGCACCGCCGAATCTCTTTTTGGTGATTTCCTGTTCAAACATATTTGCAATCGGATCAATCGCATTTCCGATAGCACAATCCAGCGCATCGGACAGCTGTGAAGCTTCACCGCTCAAAATTGCCGGCGGAATGTGCAAAGCGTTTCCGACCACCGTGTAAGCCTCAGTTCTCAATTTTTGAATATCGTTAATTTCGCTGTTTGTGGTTTTTCCTGCATCAGTTGAGGGTTCTGAATATTTCATACCCTTAAAAATCGGCATAACAGCATTCTTGTTTGAGTAAAATGATTTAAACTGCTTTGACAGCACTTTGTTGTAGGTTTCGGCAAAATTTTCATCGCCAAAGCTGTAATTTTCAAGCTCCAAAATGCCTTTGTGTCCGACCGCTTTATTATATCTTTCCTGAGCCGATAACATTAACTGCTCATATGTATTGCACATATCGGCCAATAAGCCGTTAAGAGCAAAGTTGTTATATCTGAGGTAAATTACCTCACTTTCAGAAAAAATGCGCTGATATGTAAAATTTCGGCAAGTAACGCCGCTGAATGTGTCGTCAATCAAAGCGTGTTCCGTTCTCGAGAAGCTATCAGCAATCATAAGCTGATTATCGGCAGTTTCAACAATTAAAAGCTCATTGTCAAAAATCAACTTCGCGACAGCCTGCGTAAAAAATTCGATTTTTGTTTGATGTTTGTTAGGTGCATAGTTCCACAGATAGTATTCAGCTTTGCGACTTTCTCGGTTATTGTTTACCGTCACAAATTCGCACTTCGACAAGCTTCGGGCGATAAAATCAATTGCAGTAAATAAGGCAAGTTCGGTTAAATGAAATCTTTGTTCATCAACTGTCGAGCCGTCCTCGCTAAATTCCGTTGCAACGGCATCTTTTTTGCCGAAAATGCTGCGGAAATAATCAATAATTTTCATTTTCTCACCTGCCTTTTTCAGCGTTTTTTATTCTTTCTTCTGCTATTTTGTAATACTTTTCATCAAGCTCTATTCCGATAAAGTTTCGGTTTGTGTTTACGCAGGCAACACCTGTGCTTCCACTTCCCATGCAATTATCAAGGACTAAATCACCCTCGTTTGTATATGTTTTGATTAAGTATTCAAGCAAGTCAACTGGTTTCTGTGTCGGATGAAATCTTTTTGTGTTCTGAATCGCATTAAATTTTTGAATGCTTGTTGGGTACCGAACACCTTCATTATGTGTAATAATTTTTTTCCCTCCACCGTACGCTTCACCGACATTACCGCCACCTGATGTATAAGGTTTTCCTTTTGTAAAACATGGCTTATATCGCAATTTTTTTTACCAAAAACACAGATGATTTCGTAATTCTTCAACGGTTGATTTTTAGCATTCAAGAAATTTGTTCCCTGCGGCTTCTGCCATATCCAATCATATTTATACATTTTCAAATTGCTACTTCTTAATTTCGTTGCAAACGGTTCCTGTGCGAATAAAACAATCGCGGCATTATCTTTAATTATCCGATTGTATTCTTGCCATAATGGTTCAAAAGGAATAATTGAATCCCATTTGCATCGTGTTGTTCCGTACGGTAAATCACAAAGTATCATATCGGCGATGTTGTCGGGAATGTTTTTCATTAATTCAAGACAATCGCCCTGAAAAAGTTTCACCATTTTTCATCACCTCACATTAAAAAACAATTGCGTTAAAGCAATTTTTGAGTTCATCAACCGTCATCGGCTGATTTTGTTTCAGTAAATCAAGCTGTGTATATGCGGCAACAAACGCCATAAATCCGTCTGTTTTTCTTGATTTCGGCTCAATCTTGCCATAGATAATATTGCCGTTTTTATCTTCGACAGCCGATGTGTTGTTTGTGTACCAACGCATTAATGCCGAATCGCCCCAAACAATACGATGATTAGCGAAATCCGAAGCAATTAGAGGAGCGACAAGCATTTTATCTGACGGCCTTACAAGTTTTAGATTATTTCGTCCTTTGCGGTCGCATTCAAAACCCAACTGCATTAACGGCTCCTTGAGCAAAGTATAGCGGTAACTGTCCAATGCTCCACCGACAATGTTGTAATGCTTTGTCTGCTCTCTCAACCAGTCAGCTACAATTTCGGGAGGTATTTCCGCTCCGTCAACCCTTTGTAAATCAGGCTGTTGAGCATAAGGAAATTTAATTCTGCCCAAATCCGCAGATTGTGAACAATACCACGAAAATGGTTTCCATGCGATTGAGCCGTCAATCAAAAACATTAAACCGATCCCCAAAAAGTCAGTAGTTTTGGTGTAGTCAATGCCAAATATGCACGGCTTGCCCTCAAGGTTGGGAAGAGGTCTGTTTGTAGCTTTGATATTGTCCCAAGAAGTAACAGGATGGGCTTCTGTGCCTTTTGGAATATTCATACGTTTAGTCATAAACGCTGAATTATTAATTTTATCTTTTTTCCATTCTTCAAATTCTTTCTTTATTTCTCTTTGTAACTCCGGAAAATATTGCAGAGATGGATTAGCTTTATACCAGTTTTCGGGATCATAAACCTCTTTTTCATCGTCTAAGCGACAAATGAAATAAAGTGTCCCGTTATCTGAGGTATCACCATTTAAGACTTCAAGACCCTCCGAAAGCTCATTGTCAAGCGGCCCGTCACGAACATCTCCCATTGTGGTTATTGTCGTCCTGCGAGGTAAAGGCTTTTTGCCTAAACCTGTAGTAAAAACGTTAATGAGGTCATAATTTTCGTAAGCGTGTTTTTCATCAAAATCTACTTTGCCTGGTCTGCCGCCGTCTTTTGTTTTGCTGTTTGATGTTCTGTATCTAATCGTCGAGTTTGTTTTTATATTAGTGATTTTGGTTTTATTCCACTTAAAATGCCGCTGCATTTTTGACGCATTATTTTCCAAGATTTCATAAATATCATTAAAACTCGTTTGTGCTTGTTCTTCGGACGTTGCGCAAATATCAATATCGTAGTTTCGCACACCGTTGACCGGAGTTACCAAAGCAAAATCTTCAAAAGCAAGATAACCGTTTTTTCCCGTTCCTCTTCCGACTACACAAACCAAATCAGGGAATCTTAAAACACCGGGAGCAGAGTAGGTGCAATTGTGCAAAGCAAAGCAAAATTTTTCCCATTCAAAAAGTTTATAAGGAAAATATTTCTGCAAAGCTAAATATTTTTCAAGCTGTTCTTCATCGACGTAAATTTCTTCGTTTTCAAAGACATTTTCAACAAATTTTATCAGCTGAATTTGCTCACGGCAGACACGATATTTACCGCTTTTAACAAGGTCGATGTAATCGTCTATGATTTTACAGTTCGTCATCCGAATCACTTTCGACTTTGTCAATTGACAGCCCCATTTGTGAGAGGATCGCTAAACGCTGTTTGTTGTACATTACGGCATTTTTTACAGAGGGGTTGTCCTTAATATACTCTTTGCCTGTGGCGCTGATAGCTTTGTATGTCAAGCCATTTTTGCGGATGTCCGCCTGCATTTTACGCTCAAGTTTAGTGCAGAAGATGTAACTGTCAATTAAATCTCTATAGACTTCAATGTTTGCCCCTTTCAAAGTCAGTTGCTCAATTAAGCTATCCTTGATTTCAGCAATTTTAATCTGCGCCATTTTGTTCTCTCCTCTCTGAAAATTTCTCGTGTGCGTGCGCGAAGGTGAACTGTCGTGCCTTTATACCGTTATCCATCAGCCTGAAATTTTTTCGATTTTTGACCCGGGGGATGCTTTTTTGACTTACCACCGTTCAGCAAATTCATCTTTTAATTTTTTTGGTTCATATTTGTGATGCTCCTTGTAATGGCAATCCTTACAAAGACATTCAAGGTTGTTGATATCAAGAGCAAGGTCAGGTCTTGCCTTGAGGTATAGCTTGTGATGCACGGCTTCACAAGGGCTATACTTGCCTACCTTGCGACAGCGTTCGCATTCGTAATGTTCTTTCGCTTTTTTGGCGTCTCTGACTTTGTGCCAATCCGCTGTTAAATAAAATCTATATGCCTTGCCCTCACGGATTTTGCGGACGATCCAGTCCGTAGTTACTTTTCGTTTTATCATTACAATTTAATTTTACAACAGGTTTAATCGCTTCTACTGACATCTTTCTTTGTGCAATATGTACAAATGTTAAGTCCACGAAGTTTTGCGCAAAGCAATCGTGCCTCTTTGAGCCAGCGGAACACCGTGCGTTCGTCGGTATAGTTGCTAACTGCAAACTTAGTCACCCTCAAATTTATCTCACCTTTATGCAATGCCGCTGTTGGCGCAACAAAATAAACAGCACTGACAGCTTGACGGATGTAGTCTTTGTCGCTACTTGTTAAAGCATCAAGCGTGTCTATCACAGCAAGCAGGTCAAGTTGTAATGCTCGGTGCATTGTCTTGTCAGCTACAACCTGTGCTTTGCTTGGAAATCCAAGAGAGGCATAAAGTCTAAACTGTGCAATTGTATAATCTCTTGTTGTATCTCTCATATCCTTGCACCTCCGATTTTCTTGTGTTTATGGCTATTGGCCAAGTAAGTAAAATGAAAAGACGCACCCGTGAAGTCATTTATCCACATTTCGTCTTTGTAAAAATAATATCCTTCGGGACAAGGCAAAGCCTCACCTCGTTCGAGTTTTCTGTATTCTCGTTTTTTTCCTTCAACAACTTTGACCTCAGGCTTATTGAGATTGCGAGATGTTTTCAAGCGCTTCTTACCATTGACATCTTTTCGTATGTATTTTGCAAGGTCAGCATAATTGCCGTTTTGGTAGAGCGGAGTAAAATTTATTCCGTTTTTCCATGGCCAACATTCCATTAATATTTCTCTGACACAATCCTCAATTACGATGTGCAAATGCCAGTTTCTACCGAGTTTGCCACATTCGCAGTACCCGATGTACTTAAATTTAATTTGTTTTTTATCTGTCCTGCGTTTGATACGCTTGAAAAAATTCGACACAACCCTCTCAAATTCATCTTCGGTAAATTCACCAAACGGAGCAGAGAACCTTGCGAACCAGTCGCCCTCAGAGAAGTTGCAAAGGATAAGCCTCTGTGTGTGTTGTTCTCCTCTGATACGGTTTGCTTTGGCTTGCTTTTCGTTTGTTCGAGATTGATTGATTTGTCGAGCAAGATTTTTTTTATTCCGTCTGCGAAATGATTTATAATATTTGACCTCGAGCAAAGGACCTGATTTAATTTCACACTTGTATGTAAACATAGTTAAACCTTTATTATATATGTAAATGCTAAAACGGTCACTTAATTAATTCCTTGAGCAGGCTATTAAAGGAGTATCTCAACTCCTTTTTTGTGACTATTTATTATTCTGTTATCGTATTAAAAAGTCAGATGATATAAATATGCAGTAACCCAATCTGACCACTTGAGTTACTGCTCTGTGCAACCTTGCCGCTGCAATTGTGTGTTTGATTTTTGGTGCATTCTTTTGTAACAGCTTAATCAAAAGCGGAAGTCGTCGCTTTGATTACTTTTTGAATATAGGATTAACTTGATTTGAATTTCCTTTAAGATTTTGCACACGGCAAGAATATTGCCTTACCTTAAATGCCGAAATATTCTTTGTAGCTTTTGGTGATTCCTCGACAATCGTCCGACTTAACCGGCACGTGACAAGCTACAGTTCTGATGTTGTCGGCATCCAACTCTTTGAAAATTTCCGATGCTCTCGTTTCTTCTGCCGATTTATAAAACTTAAAGAGCAAATCTACAAACGGTATGTTTCCAAACTCGTTCAAAAAGGCTGTATCATTTTCGGTCAACGTTTTTAAGCAATCTGCTTTATATGTATCTGATGCGTCCGATAAAATAAAAAGTTTGTTGTAAATATCCTGCTTCGTGAGCAAATCAATAATTTGTAAAGCTATCGACAACACTTCCGGATCATGTTCAGCAATCGCCTTTGACAGTTCCGTTAGTTTACATGAGGTTTCTCTTGTGCGTTTAATCCACTCAATATGTTCTTTTTCGGCGAAAAATGTGTTGGTTCTAAATCTGCGATATTCCTGTAAGAGTTTGTACTTTGCCTTAACACAAGCCTTAGCGGACAGCAATCCTATTTTCGCACAGCTGTATATTGCAGACATTGACAGAACAAGCCATCTGTTGAATATATCAAGATTATTGATTTCATTAACATCAAGAGCGCCGTCAATAAACGCAACAACAAGCTTGTCAAGCTCTGATAATGTTTCTGCCGGTGCTGTCGGTCTGTCCTGTGTTTCCGCTGTAACTGTTTTTTTGGATTCAGCCATTGTTGCTTGCCTCGCTTTCAAGCCATTTTTTAATAATTTCTTTGTTTTCAGGACAGTCTTCATTTTCAAGACAAGAAATATCGCAATTTTCGCAGTAATTGCAAACATCGTTATTTAATGCATCAAGCACAAAATGTGTCATCTGCTCTTTGCTCATTGATTTGATTTTTTCAAAGTTAGTCATTGTTCTTACCCTTCTATTACGTATTTAATATTTGACTTAATATACAAATCATAAATCGGCATGCCATTTCTTTCAGAAATATGTGCCTTGCCATCTTCAAATTCTTGCAAAAACTTCCTATTACTTTCTTCGTTGATAAACTCGTAAAGATTTTTATGTGTAATCCCTAACGGAGAGCCAAATATCCAGTCATCAGCTCCACAATGAAACATACCATTAGTCATGTTATTATGTTTAACACCGTTCCAAGGTAATTTTGAACACACGGAATAATAGTTGGTTTTAAATACTTTACTTGCCATAACAAAGTAATTTTTAGACACAGCCATAACTCGCATTGGTTTTTTCCAATTGTTAATCTTGATTAAATCGCCTATTTTTATTGTGTCTAAAACTTCTCTCGTAACATCTGTATAATGCTTATACTGTTTGTTCATTTTTCACTCTCCAAATCCATTTTAGTTCCACAGCGTGGGCAATACGGAAAATCTATATTAAGTTCGTCAAAGTGGCAGACGGAACATCTATTATATGTTCCCATTATGGTATCAGACTTTTCCCACTTTCCGTGTTTAATCTCTTGCACATCACACACGGTTGCTTCGTTGAGTTTACTACCGTCAACTTCGATAATATGCTTAACTGTTTCAGCATTTCGTTTTGAATTAAAGTATATCGTGTTTACACTACCGTCTGCGAACGGTATATCTAATGCATAATCACCGCATACCTCACGTGCATAATCACCGCATACCTCACGGATTTTTAATTTATTATCCATCATCATTTTTCACTCTCCTTACCTGTTTTATTTTGATTTTCAAAGTAAAATTCAATTGGATTGTCCGTCTTTTTAATCAATCCGTACTTTACAGCTAATCGAAAAATAAAGACCTTTTCGAGCCTCGAAAGCAACTTTCCTAATTCTTTTTTAAAATCTTCGACTGTCCTTGTCGATTTGTAAAAATTGCACATTCGACAAGCAGGATTGTAGTTTTCGATATCATTTTCGCCTTTATACCAATAAACACTAACAATATGATCGACTTGCATATCCTTTAGTTCAAGTTTACAACCACAATATGCACAATGGCCGTTGTATTTATCATAAACTTTAAGCCTTATGGACTTAGATATATTTTTTCTGGTTGCCAATCTATATCACCTCAATTCTATATTAATCGTACAAACCGAGCGGTTTAATTTTTCTTGCGGCGATTTGCGCTACAAACTCTCCGTAGCTGTAGTTTGTGCCGTGTTTTTTATTGTAGTCAGTACAATAAAGACACATTCGGTCCAATCGGTCAAGTTTCTTCTTTCTGCCTCGTTTCTTTTTTTCTTCACTCATTTATATCACCTAATTTCAAATACTTTAATATTTTTTTGCTCGCTTCTTCGCAACCATAACATACAGCGACCGCGTAGCCTTGTTCATTAAGGCTTTTAAGCCATTCGGTTTGTTTTTCGGTTGGCTTGTTTTTACCGTATTTTAATTCGATAAACAATCCGTGATAGCCTCCACGGCTGACAGGCAGAAACAAGTCAGGCACACCTGCTTTCACTCCCTGCCTTTTTAGGTTGGCCGCTTCAAGTTTATTTCGACTGCCACCGTTTGGAATGTGAAACATCAAATCAACTTCTGGATATTCTGTTCTGATGAAAGTTGTCCACTGAAATAACTTCCGCTGTTGGTCAGCCTCATACTGTTTCATCGGCATTCCCTTTCTTGTTCTTTAAAATGATTTCGCTTTCAAAATACAATGACCGCAACTGTTTTACAAAGTCATCGTCAACTATTTCGTATGCGCAAATAAAACCGTATGCAACCATTCCAAACTTAACAGCAAAGTAAGGTGTTCCTTTAATGTCTTTTCGTAATGTAAGCACCATTGTTTCATTTGGTGTGTCCGTGAAAGGGTTGAGATATGTGCGGTCAATAAACATCAAGCCTTCTTCCGTGCTTATCGGTAGCATTACTTTTCCGTCATATACAATGCTTATATCCCACATTTCGGCAACTGATTCGTTCTGAGTGCAATCTTCCACATTAATTAACGGTTTGCTTTGGCTGATCGTAAAGCTAATCTTATCTCTCTGTGCATCGTTAATGTCATAGAGTTTGCATATGTAATCCTCGTTGAGCCGTGGCAGACCAAAGATAGGATAAACTGCATATCCGTCTGACAACCATTGCTCGCCGACATCATTACAAAAGATTGAAATGTTTTTATTTTTCTTGCATATGTCAAATGCTTTTTTTATTTTCATTGTTTCACCTCTTCATTGCGTTGTATATTTCGGGTTCTAAATCAAATGTTCTTCCGATATATCTAACTTCGTCGAAATTAAAAAACTGATTATATCCATTTTTATTAACTTTGATAACATTGTTGTTTATTGCATAATCAGAAACATCATCAATATATATGCTTGAACCGTCTTTAAATTTTATTGTGATTGTGTTTACATACATCTTTTCGCCTAATGCGGAACATCTGCACATGCTCCGCTTTTACAATGTCAGAATTTATTTAAAGAGGAGTAAAATGAGGGTTATATAACGAGCTGTGCAGAGCTTGTTATCTATTGGCTTTTTTCGGGCATCTGCACCTGCCCGAATCGGTAATATTACTGAAAGAAAGGTATGTATATAATTTATCAAAAGAGGGAATCTATAATCTCGCTGTGCAGAGCGTGATTAACTTATTAAATTTGCCGCCACAAGAACATTTTGCGGACGTCAGCAAAATGTTCTTTTAATTAACTTCGCCTGTTGTAAAAATTGGGTGTGTGCCATCACGGAGTTGAATCTCCTCGTCACTCATCACATAGCCGAGTTTGCAAAGCAAGGAATAAAATCTGTTTAAGTCAGGGCTGTTTTTTCGGCTGATAGTTTTATCCAAATAATTTACACTGATATAACCGAACGAACTGCAATTCAGCTGACACAAAGCGTATGCCGCCGCCATTAACATTCTACCGCTGTCATTGTTCCAATGTTCGCTGATGTAGCTGTCTATGCTTTCATCGTCTTGACTCTCGGTCACTTCGTTAAATTTGTATGCCTTGCTACTGGCGCCCATCGCCACTTGGTTGACTATAAATTTCACAAGCTCCTGCTTCTTTTTACTGTCGTTAAAATTTGCATCAAGCATAAAGCCTATTCTGAGAGCCTCACAGCGTTCGTCTATTTCTTCCGCCTGTTCAACAAGCTCGTCCCATCTCTGCTCTTCAAGCTTTCGCTTTTCTTCTTCGGGATCATTCTTTTCCTGCTTTTCAAATGCTTCTGCGTAAATGTAGATGTTTGAGCCGTAGTAAGCAAAATAAAAACATCTTTTCCTGCCGTCCGCAAAATCTTTACCGATCAAATCTTTGAGAGCGAATACTCCCGTATATTCGTAGTTACTTGGAATTTCGTCATATTTCTGTACTTTAGTCATTCCTTGTTCAAGACAGAGCTTTTCAATTTTTTCTTTCTCTTCCTCTGTTTCCTGTTTTTTTACAGCAGAATACAAAAGATTGTCAAAATTATTTGTACCGATTGATTCGAGCAGTTTATTTCTCGTTTCAATGTCCTTAATCTGATTCAATCGGTCATAGTCTGCAAGGGTAGGCTGTCGGATCTGACTTTCCTTGAAAGCTTCTTCGTCAAGCTCGCAGAGCTTTACTCTTCTTCTGATTTTGCTTTCGGAAAATCCTGTTTTCTCTGCAACCTCTGCGACCGTATCACCGAGGTCAAGCAACAGCTGACAGCCCTTAGCCTCTTCGTATACGGTCAAGTCTGACCGTTGCATGTTTTCGGTAAGCATTGTCGAAAGCTGTTCTTTCTCACTCATTTCGACAATTGCACACGGCAGTTCCGTCAAACCTGCCTGCTTTGCGGCCGCAAGCCTGCGATGCCCGATGATAACGGTAAAATCATCCCAGTTATCATTGTTTGGCACTACGGTCAAATTCTGCAAGATACCGTTTGCTTTGATAGATTCCGCAAGCTCCGTCACATCGCCTATAACCTTTCGAGGGTTCTGTGGATGTGGGTGCAGTTTTTCAACCTGTATCATTTGTAATTTAGATTTCTTGTTCATTTTTATAATCTCCTTGATTTTCACAAGGTCATCTGATATAATAATGTTAAACTGTATTTATACATTGCAGATAGCCTTGTGTTATTTGCTGACCGTTGATTGCTTGCACTACAATCAACGGTCTTTTTCTTTTGTGTTTAAAATATAATCAATCATATGCAAACACGCTTTAATATTTACAGCCGATGGATTTAATAAGCATTCACGCATATCTTTGAGTATATGCGGTATGTTGTCAATAAAATCAATTGTGTATCCTGTATTTTCATAATCGTAAAGTTTGCGAATACAGCCATAGAACTCGTTTGGTACATCTTTGTAGTCGTGCATTTTTCCGTAGATGTCCTTGACTTTGATTTCGCTGTCTTGATTTAAAGTTAAATCTTTTCATCGTTTACACCTCTTTGCTGATAAAATCTGTAGCACGATACAATGTCACGCAATCGCCGTCAAGGTCATCATCGTAATACTGCGCTGTCTCATCGCTCATTGCTTTGACAATCACAGCGTAGTAATCTTCTTCCCATTCTTTCGCCGCTTCAATTATTTCATCAAGTGAAAACTTGCCTTTGGCTTTTCTGATTTTCAGACACCAGCGCCCCGAAGCATCGGATCCGCTTTCAATTGTTGTCCCTTTTTTCATTTGCCGACACCCACACATTCAAAACCATATGTTTCTGCCTTTGCTGATTCATACATTGAAAGTTTTTCGCAGAGTTTAGTGTTCTCGTTCTTATAACCTCCTAATGCATATCGAGCGTTTGTGTAATTTTCTTCGGTTTGGGATTTATCAAGGCGAGCTTTTTTTAACTCATTTTTGAGATTTTTGTTTTCTTCTCTTAACTCCTTAACATCTTTGAGCAGTTTTCTGCGTGTCGGGTAGTTTCTTAAATGCCACATTCGTTATAAAGTCCTTTCATTTATTTAGTTTTCGACATCTCGCATGGATGTTGATTTTATGACAAATGTAATTAAAAAAGTCATAATTTTTAGAGCGTTCGGCTCGGCGGTTGTCGCACTTTGATTTGTACTCGAGGTATCTTTCACAATCTGTATGACATCTTGTCGTCCGTATCTGACAGCCGTAGCACGGCGAATTTATCATTTTTACGCCGTCCTTTCGTTGATTGTATTTCCGCTGCCGATCAATTTGTTGAGCAGTGTAGTCAGTAAGGATATATCTGCACCGCTTGCATAGGTCTTGAGCCGGTCAATCGGTATGTTGTAGCTCCAACGCCCTTTGTCGCTCTGTACGGCTGAGCCAATGGGCAGGGTTTGTTTTTTTAGGCCCTCATAAACATAATTGAGAGCAACTCCGAGATATTCAGCCGCCACAGTCGGCGGTACATCTCTGTACTCCTGATTTGTTTTAGGGTTGATTAGGATTTTTTCATTCACTTAATAATCACCTCTTACTAAGTTCGGGTTATCGTATATGTTTCCGATAACTTCAATATCTTCGGGATAATAATGTTTTCCGAGGCTTTTATAGATATTGTCGTACTCAATCCCAAATTCAGTTTCGTTTGCATCGTACTTTACAATCCCATAGCCGTCACCGTCTAAGCGGTCAGAAAAATCAATGATATCTCCCTCAAAAATTTTTTTGCCGTTCTTATCTTTCATTCCTGTGTACTGACCAACCGTTTCGGGGTTGACCGCACCGTAGCTACCTAACACCGTTGCATCGGGTGTTATGCAGCAACCTTGTTTAGTCACAAGCAAATTGCCCTCTGACCACTTACCGTTAGCTATCATCTTGCCACGAAATAAATATTCTCTCATCATTTTTCACTCTCCTCAACAGGCTGATTCCAACACTTAACGCAGTTATGGTCTTTTCTGCAATCCTCTCTGCTCATCAGCCCTAAATGATATGGACATATACATTTAGGTATTCCGAGTGATATTACCCCTGCATCCAATTGAGAGTACAACAATACTGTCTTAAGCTGAGCGTTGGGATAATTTTCCAAGAACTCACTTAAATAAGTCGTCTGCGGATGTTCATCCGACCATTTTTGTACAATTGCAATTGCCTTTTCAGGGTGCCTTAATTCTAATTCAGTGCAAAGCATTTCTTCGTCATTATTAAATCTGCTCAATGGGCAATGATTACACGAAATACGACACACACCAGCATTACTTGATTTTGTCATCCGAGCTTGTTCACTCAAATAGTTTTTAGTGATATTACAATCAATCATTTTTGTCATTCCTTTCTGAGGTAATAAGTTAAGCAGACTGCTTAAAAAACTGCCTTGGATCAACATCAAGCACCCGACATATTCCCAAAAACTCTTCTGCTGTAACCTTCTTGTTGTGTTTTTCTCCTTAAAATGCTAAAATCAAATTGTAAGGAGGTGATGCTTATGCGTTTAAATAACGACTGTGTTCGTGATATTCTTTTGAGTGTAGAAGAAGTGTGTGACTTCAACGAATCCTTTCGATACAGTAAATTCAGCAACGATTTTGAAAGGCTTCAACCATACTCTCATGACGAAATTATCTACCACATTAAACAATGCAAACTTGCAGGTTTAATTACTTCAATGTTCGCTACTGACGGTGGCGACTATTTAGAAGTAGGTGATTTAACTCCCGAAGGTCACAAGTTTTTAGCAAATATTCGTAACGATGATATATGGAATAAAGTTAAGAAGATTGCCGGAACCGTGGGAAGTCACTCGCTTTCTGCAATAACACAAATATCAGCGAATGTTGTTACTCAGCTTATAAAAGCTCAATTTGGAATTACTTAAATCTTATTGTCTTGCCGGCGGCTTCTTTGGAGCAGTCGGCAAGTTCTTTGTCTGTAGGAATTTTAAAATTTTTCTTGCAATAAGCTACCATTGTTCTTGTGGCGATTTTCCATTTTACGGCCTTTATGATTGCTACTACTGCTACTACGGTAGCAACTACCGCATATATGGTTAGTGCCATTTTTATCATTCCTTTCGTTAAGCTGTTCACGATTTTTTCACAAACAAATCGTAAGGGACTTTTAAAGCATCACAAATTTTGATATATTCATCGGCTGTGAGTTTGCGTTTACCTTTTAACGATAAGTTAAGTGCATTGGTTGTCATCCCTGAACGTTCTGATAAATATGTTTGCGTGATGCCGTTATTCTCAAGATACGACCCGATAGCTAAATATAAATTCATTTTTTTCACCTCTTTTCAAATTAAATTTGATTACAATTTGATTATATACAAATTTAATTTGATTGTCAACGGTTTTTTCAAATTATTTTTGATTTTTCTTTAAAAAATAATTGACTTTTTCAAATTTCGCTTGTATAATAAACTCAAAGAGGAGGTTATTCAAATGATATTTGATTATACTCATTTAGGTAATCTATTAAAAGGAGCAAGAGAATCGATTGATATGAAGCAATCTGAAGTTGCAGAACTTATCGGATGCTCAGCTGCTAACATAAGTAGTTGGGAAAGAGCGAAAAGCAAAATTGACATAGAATCTCTTGTTTCATTGTGTAATATATATGGAATAAATTTTAGTGATTTAAATAAAGTTCATACAAAACAAGTTTCTGAATTTACTGGAACAGAAAAAGGTTTAATAAAAAAATACCGTGCACTTGACAACTATGGTCAAGAAGTAGTTGATAAAATATTAGATATTGAATATAGAAGATGTATAAATCAAGCTGACTTGGTGTCATCTTTAAACAATAATCTAATACCAACAGTAAAAGCAGCCCGAAGTGACGGCAACAGTCAGCCTATCGAAATAGTTAATCTTCCTGACCTTAGCAAGTTTGAGCCTGACGATACAGACTTATAAGCATTACATAATAAAAAACACCCCGTAGGTTAAAATAAACCTACGAGGTGGAAAAACTTGAATTATGGACAATATAAAAATGCACGCAATGCCTCTTGGCAATGTCTAATCGACTACAAAGTAAACAGTCTGCCTGTTAAGGTAAGCCAAATAGCTAAGCGAGCCGACATCACTTTGCTTAGGAATTCGGCGGTCAATCTGCTCAGTGAAAATGAGAGCGGAATAACTTTGGTGCAAGATGATAAGCTGTACATTATCTACGCCAATGAGCAATCTCCTCAGCGATGTAGATTTACAATTGCGCACGAACTCGGTCATATATTTTTAGGCCATTTGTTCAGCAAAGACGGCAACGGCTTTGCAACAACCGATGATGCCGAACACTCGGCCAATGTATTTGCTCGGGATTTGCTCGCACCCGCTTGTGTACTCCATGAGCTACACGCAACAAATGCCGCTGCAATTGCAAATTTATGTGATATCAGCCTTGCGGCGGCAACCTACAGGGCGGAGCGAATGGCAGAACTCGAACGCAGAAATGCTTTTTATCTGCACCCACTCGAACGGCAGGTAAAAGAGCAATTCGCAAATTTTATTAACAAAAAGAAAAACCTACCATAGCGGCAACTATGGTAGGAAAAATAGGAATAGTGAGAAGCTGAAACCCCTCTGATATTATTTTAATACATGATATATATTTTGTCAATATATATATCAAAAAGAGGAGGATTTATAAATGACTAAAAAAGCTGTTGAAATTATTTCATTTATTATCGCTATACTCGGTGCTTCTTTTGGAGTGAAATCATTGTTGTCACTTGATATAGCAGGAATTTTAATTGGTGTCGTTATATTCTTAGTCTGTATCGTGATTTTTGGTTTTGCTACAGCAATGTCGCAAACAAGCGTTAATAACGAGGTAACAAATCAAAAGGATAACAAGTTAATTGTTGATACACCACCTAAAAAATATTCGAGTACGAAGAATTTACCGCTTGATAAATCTGAAACAGGTTTAACTAACGCAAGAACTTTTAAACTTGCTGGGGTG